CAGCATTAAATATATCCTTAAAAGCTAGCTCATACCTACAACACATCTCCTTAGTTCGTAAATAATAAAGCCTTAATAACCTACAAATAACCTTAACATCATGCGGAATCTCAGTAGGTGAAAATTGTTTCCAAAAAGATGTCTTAAACAGCTTAGTACCAATATCACCTGCCATCCATCCAAAAAGGTCACCTATATGCTGATCGACAAAATTTGCCCAACCAGGGTCTTGAGAGTACACCTTCTGCCAAAATAAACCATCCACTATACTAAAATACCATAAAGGATTTGTAGGATCAGCCATACGATAATTGAATCTAATACGATATTCTTCACTCAAAGCATTAAATGACTCGCTCCTTTCAGCCTCCCTAGCTTTATATTCATTAAGCGCGGCACGTATGAGAGTCTCAACCTCCTCATTATTCATACGCGCCTCATGCGTATCTTCAATAATGTCGTCCATAGACATACCAAGTAAGGGGTTTAAGTCCTCACTAAAGTAAGAATTGGACAACTCATTCATACGCAATATTTCAGCTTGCTTATGTTCATGCATACACTTAGCAACATAACGCATAAAAGTCGGAAAAGAATCAAATACACATACGGTAGAGCTATCATGGACATTATAAATTCTGAAATCATACACATTAACATTCAAAGCATCACCAGCTTTGGTCTTATCAAGTGTATAACCCCAATTCTTATCAATCTCAGGACCTTGAGTCCTTCTAAATTGCTCTTTTATAAGAACCTGAACACAGAGTCCCAACCTATTCAAGGCTGCCTCAATCTGGTAAACATGAAAATCATCTACTTTAAACCTATCCCGATTAAAACTAGTGATGACTACTTCTTCAGTGTGAAATATAGTATTCTTCCTATTATTATCTGAACAATTAACAGGATCAGGAGCATTGTTGTTTATGCCAATCATACCTCTCATGGGGCACGTCTCCGGCGTCATGGCCTTACGAGTTTGAGCAAAGTCATCAATACCTAAGAATACTGTTTCCGGTAACATATTATCATGGAACTCACATTCAGACCACATGTGGATATATGTCTCAGGGTGGTCAATGAAGTCTTGTATATCATCTCCTATACTAGTAAACTTAGCCAAACTATTCATTATTAATCTCATTAATAATGTTTTACCAATAGCAGAGGAACCAGCAAGACTTATCACAAAAGGTCGCAGCCTAAAATTATTAGCTCTTAATCCTTGACACCCAAAAGCTTTTCTGAGCGAATCACATGCAGTCCTCAAAGCTCTAACCTGACTTTGATATACAGCATCAGCTGCCTTAAGAGCTAGGCGTTTCTCAACACCCAACAATAAAGCAGAGTGCTTCTTAAAAGAACTCAAATCAGAATGTGTCAACCGCTGACCGGTAGTGAGCTTGTCCAATACACCATCAAAATTCTCCATAACTCGATAAAGTTCCGGATAATCATTATATGCCTCTTGGAAAAGTTTAAAGCCCA